GTTTTAGGGGTCCAGGTCTAAAAGACCAATGCCTTAGTCAGAGTAAGATCCGACTACAGTACCGAGCTCATCGAGATCTAGGGCCACTCGCGTGGCTGCCATCTCTAAGGCCGGCACCCATCCTAGACGGTATCCAGAGACGACGCCTCGCGGCGTTACTCCCGTGGATTCACAACCGTATAGGGCCGAAGCAAGCACTACGTCACGTCGCCAATGCTCCCAACCCAGTCTTTCTGAGACTGGGAGGTAGCACCGGAAGGAAACGATTTGGTTATCCCCAATCAAGGGGCGCCATCTATCTCCTTCGTCTTGGATGAGCAAGTCTCCAAGATATTCTGGCCCTCTGCAGGCCCGAATGTGCGACGGTAGCTTATCAAGGCAGAAATGCCAAACCCCGATAAGCTTATTGACACGCTCTGAGCTGCGAACTTGAAGACGCTTAAAGAAACGTCGAATCCCATTCGCCAGAGCAATGTAGTGATGCGGTTCATAAGGAAACTCCTTGAGATAATGAGGGCGGACATCAACCCCCTTCATGAAGTCTCCACCGCATGACTCTCTGAAAGACCCTGTGATAAAGGTCTTTTTCCGATTGGGCTCAAGCCCGCAAAATCGGAGGACAGAGAGGACATCTTCCGCACGTGCCGTCGGGACGATCAAGTCGTCGCCGTAAGCCATAATCCGCCAACCCCAGTGGTTCTCAGTTAACCCAGAGGCAACAGTCGCTAGAGCGAGGAACACAAGTGTTTCCAACTCAAAAGTGTAACCGTTGCCCATGGCAGAGAACTTTTCCAGGAAAACCCACTTCGACCCTACTCGGGTGAAAGGAGTCCGAAGGCAATTAAGCACCTCAAGCCACCTCTGCGGGACGCAGAGGCTTATGAGATTCGTACAGATAGTGTCACTTGCATCGGAAAGGTCAAGAGTCGCATCCTCGCCAGTTAGCGATGCGGCGCAAGCAACCCGCTTGTGCCACTGCTGACCCTCTCTCAAGTCAATGCCGAAACGCCTAAGCCTCTGTCGCATGACGCGGCCGAGACCAAGCTGAGCGCTGATATTGAAAGAAGGCTGGATGCAAATCCCTCTACGCTTCCGAGCGTCCTTAGGTACCGTTGTGAAACGATCTCCGCGGACAACCCTGAAGGGCAGATGACCATGGGGCGATCGCTGTTCCGCACGAGCCCACGCTGTCCTCGAGAAGAGGGGCGTAAGACATTGCGCTTCGCGAGTGATCGCAGGCAGTGACGTCATTTTGTCGGGCACCGTCGTCAGAGCGCCCCGGTCATAGAATGTGCCACCAGGTCCGTGCCAAAACTCGAGAGAGTCCGGCAGAGGACCCAACACGCGCGACACAAGTTTTTTCACATCGTCGAAGAAATTCGCGATGCGTACGTCGCTAGCATCCTCAAGGGTGCCATAGACATACTTGCCTAGACGCGTGTTGGTGCGCTTATTCTTTCTCTCCAGAGAGAAGAAGCGCTCTTCCGCCTCCTTCACCAGGTTCTTCCCAGGGATGGGAAAACCCTCGCATTTTCGGAGGAAGTCGGTGGCCTGCACATCAGACAGATACTTTTCGGGGTACCTATCATCGTACAGAAGGGGATTGACTGACAAGGAAGTCAGATCATCCCACATCTCGTAGCGGATCATAATCGATACCGTGAGACTACGAGGTGTATCTATGGCGACCATAAGTCTAGTCGCGATTTCAAGTGCATCACGCATTTGATAACTCCGTTAAACCGAAACCCCATCACGGGGCCAACAGACAACGCGCCGACTTAGGTCGGGGCGAAGCCTTCCTTGAGTGACGAGACCATCAGGGTCGAGACACAGAGGTTGGTCTGTTGAGCGACAAATTCGGCAATGGCCGAATCAGGCATGGATTGCGGAAGGACAGCTTCCCACGAGAAGTGGGCGAGCTGGTCCGTCGAAATCTTGCCGGTAGTCGAATCGGTGAGCGTGAAGGGATAGCGCCCGTGGCCCGTGACGCGGCGGACAGAGCCGTCACCATTGGACTTCGACGAGACCTCCAAAGAGGGCTTTGCCGAATTCAAGGTGGCGGCGGCGTCCACGCGCCAGAGGGCTTTGGTGCCGTCTCCGCTCGAGGGGTTCTTCGCAACGAAGATGACGTCGGTCGTGCCGTTAGCGGCTTTGACGGTGATGTTTGCCATCGAGGGCATAATAACTCCAGTGGTTTACGCCTACGAACGCAGGCTGTTAAGGACACCAACAAGAAGAGCAATGGAAGTCGCTCCTCGAGTGATGGATAGCCGATCTAAGGGCCGCACAGAAACTGACACATTAGGGACGACACCACCCGTTATTACACGGTTGAATTGCTGCCCGAACGTGATGTAATCTTCCCAGAAGGTTACACCACCGACTGTTGGTCGGTATTGAATCAGTTGATGCGCCTCGAAGTTCCGACCGATCATGAAGTCGGGGTTTAAATCCCAACCCATTTCGTCGTTAAGACCTTCGAGCCAATCGCCCACATTGGTAAACCAGTCAATCAGGAAGGAGAACGGTATAACTTCCCAAATGACCGTTGCCGGGTTAGTCAAACCCAACTCAGAGGCCAAGAGGAGATTCGGATTGGTAATCCGATAGCTCCCGCACATCTTGTAACGAATGTGCATCTCTGTAACGGTTATGCGTGTATAAGTGACCAAACTGAAGAGTTGGTCATACACGTGGGCAGAGCCGGTTGAATACGCGCGTTGAGAACCGAAATCCTTTGTGAGGACCCGGTACGCGTCGTAAATATCCGAGATCATCGGAAGCCAACCGAACCAAAGTTCGAGCCAACAAGAGGAGAGATCGGCCGCTTTCTGGCGAATCCGATTTCCCTTTGACCATTTAGCCGTCCACTTCGACGACACACCAGGTGTCAAAGAAAGGTTAGCTAATACTCCATTCACGTCACGACGCTTCACAGCGCGCGCTAGGTGATAGAGTTGGTCGGCTCGAGATGCAATCATCCGAAGGGCATCATTGCCCTCAGCGATGGCTGCACCCAAGGCGGCTGAAACGCCGTCATGGACCTGCTCCATAAACCGACTTCTCGCTTTGCCATAAGCGACGCTATCCCAGCGCGCTATGAAGGCGTGTCCACGATTCGCGTAAGACGTATACTGATTCACACCAGTATTCGGAGCGTCGTAGAGCTGACCACCAGAGGCAGCGGCAGACCCGTAGGCCGTCCGCGTACAAGTGGTGACCCTATTGGAATAGGGAAGCGGAAGTAAATGTTTCTTGTATGGCGACGTTTTGTAAATGTCCCGCGACGAGTAGTACTGTCGCTTAGTGGGCTGCGTCGGCCACGCAAGACTTTGGGTCTCAGTGCGAACAAAAGGCATAACACCTCCTATAGGCTCCAAGAGCCAGGCTAGTTGACAAGACTAGCCTACGGGGACTAGCCGCATGAGTCGAAAGTGGGTGCATCACTGCATTACCACCTCCAGTTGGAGGCCGAAGGGTACCACCCTCTGGCTATTCCACCTTCCTATTACTCTCCCGGTTTAGGCCGCATCGTGGTTAGCGACTGGAGAGAGAGGCGGGTTGCCTCTCTCAGAGTAGTAAGATGGGCACGCTAACCAGGCGTGCAGAGAAGGAGACCTCTCGGATAAAACCGAG